GGGCGTGATCGGCTGTTTCTCGGTCGCGGTTTGCAGGCCGTCAAGGGTGGTCTTCATGTTGTTGGTAACCTCCGTCTGGAGATTGCCAATCATGGCCTGCATTTTCTTTTCCAGCTCGCTCGGAATCCGCTCGGCCACCTGCGGTAGTGCCTCCGCCGTCGCCTTGAATCCCTCTAGAAGGGGAGTCCACGAAAGAGACAGGGACGTAGCTCCGCCGCTCGCGATGTATTCCCAAATCGCCTCCATCGCTGACCCGATGTTCTCGCCGAGGTTGGCGAAAACCGTCTGCGTGAATGACACCAGATCGGTAAACAACGCCCGCCAATTGTTGCCGAACCACTCCATGTAAGCCGGGAGAGTCTCGGTCAATACGTGCGCGACAGTGTTCCCGAATTGCACGAACGCCAATTCCACCTTCAGAATCCCGATCTCGGCATAGGCTCGCCAATTCGTGACGTAGGCAATCGCCTGCTGGAAGGCTGGGACCACGTGCGAGTAGATCGTATCCCCGACGCCCGCAAACTTGGCCTGGACCGACTCGATGCCCGGCAGCACCTGCGATGCCACCATCTCGGCCACGGCTTGCAGGGTCGGCAGGATAGCCCCGCCGATGCTCTCGCCAATGTCGCCAATCACGTTCCCCAGACGAGTGAACGGATCGCTCATTGCCTGTGCGGCCCCGCCGAATTCCTTTTGCAACTCCCCGAGGATGACAGCCTGTGCCCCGGCGATGTCGCCGACGGACATCAGTTGTTTGATCTGCTGCTTCTGCTGCTCGGAGAACGACACACCGACGCGACTCAGTGCCGTGATGCCCTTGATCGGATCATTCAGCGCCTTGCCCACCTGCACGACGGACGATTGCAGGTCTTGCCCCATGACCGACGAAAGATCCTGTGCCGCGACAATCGCACTCTTGAAGGTATCCCCGCGTATCTGTGTGAACGTCGCCAACACACCGGCCGCCCCGATGGTGGCATCGTCCTCGAAGTCTGTCAGCCGTTGCAGGTCGCCAGCCATCTGGCGGATCTCGTCGCCACTGACGCCAGCCGCCCCGCCAGTGGAGGCCAGCACGGCATCGAGTTTCTTGCCCTGCTTCTCGGCATCGCGGGTCGATTGCATCATGGCCCCGATGGTGCCGGTCACCATCTTAATCGCCTGAATGGCCATCTGTGCCTGCAGGAACCCCCCCGCTACGCTGGCCTTCATGGCCCGGGCCTGCTCTCGTGCAACTGTTGCCGCCTGCTTGGCTTGGAGATTGGCCACCTTCTGCGACGATTCGCGGACTGTGGCAACAGACTTGGCCAGCCCCAGGGACATAGTAGCGGTAGCTCGTCCGATGCTCTCGATGATCGAACCGACGCCGCGCCCAACACCCGCCGCAGCCTGACCACTCGCCGACACGATCCCGCTGAAGGATCGCGTGATGTTGGCAGTCGCCGAACCAACAGCCGTAGCAAGCTGGGCAGCAGCCGCCCCCGCCGCCTGAATCGGCAGCGTAAACCCTGCCGTGTTGGCGGACAGGTTCGCAACAAGATCACCGACTATCGCCACCGGTCACCCTCATATTCTTGATGCCTTTGACCAACTCATCAGGAGACATTTCCCGAGGCTTCGGCGTGTCGATTGGTCGGAATGCCGCCATCATCTTGGCCATCTCTGGCACCTTGCCGGACATGCTCGCCATCGTGAGAGATGTGGACACCGCCGCCCGGAAATCATCCGCCCGCTTGCCCCAGCCCTCGATGTGTGCAAACGCCTGAAGCGTCGTAACCTGCCGGGGGGTGAGTTCGTCCAACAGATCCTCCCACGTAGCCAACCGATGATCCTGTGCCGCCAGCCTCATGACGAACAACACAAGATCATCGGACGCTAGTTTTTTGCGGCTTTCTCCACACTGCCACCCGAGGAGACTTTCTGGATTGCCTCGCCGATTTGCCGCAGCACATCAACCGGGATGTCGTCGATCTCGGCATCGCCTTCCGCAAACAGGGGCTTTCCCTCCTCGTCCACAACGGCAGTCTGAACAAGGTAGCGAAGGCTCCCGCTGTCGTCGGTCTTCGCCAGCTCGTCGAACTTCAGCCCCTCACGTAGCGTGAGACTGCGGACGAACACCGGTTCGCCGTTGATCTCAACCGCCTTGGGAACTCTCTTCAGTAGTGTTTTTCGGCTCACTCGTCATCCTCGTCTTCGTCGTCTTGCGGCATCTGGTCCCAGTTCGGGCCTGGGACGTAACTGCCGTCGGGGTTGTATCCGGTGATGATTCCCGCGTCGTAAAGGGGGAAGTCTTCCGGGGAGATTCCCGCCGTCACCCTGCGGGCCGCGTGCTGTGCCTCTCGTGCCTGCTCGGGAGTCATCGCCGCCCGCTGAAGACACTCCTCGTCTTCCGGCTCTGCCACGCCCATTCGGACCAGCATGTAGGAATCAGGCCGCGACACGATGGCCCCGAGCTTCCAAAACTGGACTGGCTCCATTCGCCCATTCCGCCACGTGTCACGCATGACGGTCTGTGCCTGCTCGTCCTCAGATAGCACAGCCGAGGGGCTGATCTCGATGTCTTCTCGAATGATCTTGGCTTGCATTAGGTAGGCCACCCCGGATCGCCGCTGACGGTGTAGGTGATGCTGCCTTTCAAGCCGTCATCCATCGCGACGGTTGCCCCGAACTCGACACCGGCCGAGGTAAACGATTGGTTGGTCGCCGCAGTGTCAGCGTAGATCAACTTCATCGCGTTTGTAGCCGGGGTGGCGATCAGATCGGTAATGGCCTGGTGACCGACCAACGCCGGGTCGTAGAAGATCTCCGCCGACACTTGGCCCGGGTTTGAATACCCGGTCGGAGCGAACGTTTTGTAGGTGCCACCGTCCAGCGTCGTCGACTCGAAGGTTTCCGACCCGCTCCCGCTATGCTCGATGCTGAGGATCTGCGCGATGTCGACTAGCGACGCGCTGACCGTGTGTTGGAGTTTCGTTCCCTTGCACTTTACAATCGCCATGAATGCACCTCCTAAGTGTGCTGAATCGAGAACTGAAGACTTCGCACGTAGTGGCGTTGATCTCGGCCGTCACCGGTCAGGATCACGTCATCCCGTGCATTTTCCCAGAGGACCGCGTTGATTGTGTCCGACACTCCGGCCGCCCCCACGTAGTCGCGAAGAAACGTCTCAACGGCACCCGCCAGCGTGATCGATGCGGGCCGATTGCTGGCGTAGCAGTCGATGTCCAACTCGGTCTTTCGCAGTGTCCCGCCAGTGCCGTCGAGTCGCTTGTATGGGTCGTGGCCGGTCTGTGTAATCACAATGTACGGCGGCTTGACGCCCTCTGCCGGGTTATCAAGAAAGATCGCGTCAAACACCACACCGCCTACAGTCTGCGACGGGGCTAGCGTCGTGATTGTCGACTGCGCGAGTAGCAGCGTGCGGAGCCCGATCTCAATTGCCATTTGGCTTCACCTTTGCCAGCTTGGCCCGGATCTCATTGCGGATGACTTCTGCCGCCTTGGACTGACCAGCCGCAAACCCACGCCGCACAACTCGACCGAGGATCGGCCACATCTCACCAGTTGGCCAGTTCGTCACCTCGACGAGTTTTCCATTGCGGTACATCCGCGTCTTTTTGACCGTCCGAGACTTGGTACCGAGAACCATCCAATGGATATTGGCACCACTCATGCCGACGCCCTTGCGCTTGCCCTTGCCTCGCTTCGCTTCTTTCTTTGCCGTGTTGCCAACGCCCGCCCCGGCTTTGGCTGCAAACATCCCGCCGGTGGCCCGTTGCATGCGCGATCCGAACAGCACCTTTGCGGCCTTGAACTGGACAGGGACCGCGTTCTTCATTTCCTTAGCCAGAATCCGGGCTGCCTTGGTGATGGCGGTTTTCATCGCACCACGGGCCACCGAATCCCGCACACCGTTCAGTGTCTTCAACAGCTTTCTATCACCTGTCAGCTTCAGCGTTGTCAGCTTCAACCCGGCGAGGGTCTTGACTGCATTCGCTTTGCGTCCAGCGATCTTCTGGGCTCGTGTCGGCTCAGCCATCCTGCGCCACCTCCACGGCCGGAAACCGCACCATCTCGTCGCCCTCGTCCACGTCCAGAGGCGGGCCGCTGATGTTGAACAGCCGATCTCCCATCTTCAGCCGTTGCTTGACCGTGAATGCCTTGCTCTGCGGGTCTGATCTCATCGTGATTTGATGCGTGATGTCTGCTGCCACTTCGACACCGCGAAAGAATTCGCGACTCCCACGGGTGGCCACCTCGCACCACCGCACAGCGAACGTGACCCAGTTCCCGGCCGTCGTTTCGTCGATCTGGCCAGCACTGTTGACAGAGGCAGACAGCCTTTGCACCTCGACCCGCTTCGAGAGTTTCCCCGCCCTCATGCGTAGTTCCCCCACTTCAGCCGATCAGTGAGCGCGGTGTAAGAGAGTTCGATTTCTTTCGAGATTGTCCCCGTCAACACGGATTCGCGATTCTCAACCCAATGACTGGCCAGCAACAACATCGCCTGCTTCGCGTCGTCTGGCACAGCACTGGCAGCACCGTATCCCGCCTGCATTGTCACAGCCACCGCGTTGAACCGGTCGTAGGTCGTGGGCCATGTCTGCCCGAATGCGGGCCGAATCAAGATCGGCTCCGCGTACAGATCCGCCTCGTAGGTCGCCGAGGCCAGCGTCTGCAGCGTGTTGTTCGCGTCGTAATACTGAATCGACGTGATGCTCTGGATGGGCAGCACCTCCGGGACAATGTACGTCGGCAGGTAGTCGAGATTGAGGACCACGGTCTGCGTGCAGAGTTTGCGCCGCGTGTCTTTCTCGACCATCATGCGGGCCGTCTTAATCAGCCCCGCCAATCGCTCGTCTTCGTGTCCGTGGTCAATGCGGGCGTGTTCCTTAAGCTCTGCCACGCTGACCGGCTCGACCGTTGGTTGGACGCTCACGCGCAAGGACGATCGCACGCCCTGCATCGACTCCAACGGCCTCGCACGGTCCCACGGCATGGCTTATCGCCCTCTGTTCTGACGACGGACCGCCCGCTCGTAATGCGGGACAGCCGTAGTCTGTTCGATCTGTTCCAACGCGGGCTTGGCAATCCTCCGCCTGATGAGTAGGTTGGCCACCCCATCAGGCGGATCGATCACCCGCCCCGCTCGGAATCCCTTCCAAGTCGTGAGGAGTTCCACCTTCATTAGGCGGGCAGTCTCACGACGTTCCCCAGGTTGCGCTCGGTCGCAGTGACCGGGGTATCAGTCGCCCGCGACAGCAAAGCGAACGCGGTGAGGAACGTGCCCGTGGAACCGTTGCCCGCAGTGGCGACAAGGTCGAAGTATCGCTTGCGTCCGCGAAGGTCCACTTCGAACTTGAAACACTTGTTGTCGTCGGTCGCCGTGGGCAAAGCCGCCGTGGTTCCCGCGATGCTGGCCGAGGTGCCATACACCAGTCCGGTTACGTCGGCATAGCTGCCGTCCGTGTCGCTTTCCTGGAGCTTCAAGGCCGCCATGGCCACATCGGTCGCGCCAACGTACACGAACACTTCGAGGTATTCGTACCCGAGGGTGTCGATGCTGGCCGTGGTGTAACTGGCGTTGTTGACAATCGCCGCCGGGGGCGTGATCGAAACAAATCGCGTATTCTGTCCGTGGATCATGGATCAGGCTCCTTACGAACCGGGGGTCTTCAGCATGATCACCGGACCGGCCACCGTGGACGTTCCCTTTTCATGCACGTTGATATCGAAACGCTCGGTCCCACGGATGGCCAACTGGTCGAACTCGAAGTACCGGCTTCCATCCACGGCAATCGAGATGCCACGCCGGGCACCCATCGAAGCCGCAAGGTCGAGATTGCCGAGGTACACCAGCCCATCGGTCGACGTCTGGGCCGTGGTCGTGGAGTTCATGACCTGCACAATTTCCACCGGGTAGCCCAAAAACTGCAGTGGCGCACCGCCAGCGATCTGGGCCACCGTGTTACCGCCAGCAGCTTCCGCAAGACGCTGCATTGAGCTTGCCCAACCAACCTTCGAGATGTACCACCGCGCCCCGCGCTCGGCATACTGAGGCAACTTCCCAACCATGGCTCCGAAGTCCTCAAGGTCGAGAGTCGAAAATGCGGTGTTGCCCGTGATGGCAGTGACTTCGCTGCCGTCGCCCAGGGCGTTCTTCAGGCCGACGATCCCGCCGTAAGTGCTGGTGCCGTCGCCGTTGAACAAGCACTCGTCCTCCTTGTCGGCGAATGCATAGGCGATCTCTTGCGCCAGATCGTCGGCAATCGAGATGACCGAGTCCTCATTGAGTTCGCTGCTGTACTTGGTCAAGACAGCCAGCTTGCGGGCCGTCAGCGACACCGTATCCCAGCCCTTGTCACTGGCCGTGATCTCGGCATTCTCGCTGACAAAATACGCGGTCACGCCGGACTGTCGCCGGGGGACAATCAAGGTGTCGGATTGCATCGGACGAATGCGGAGCACCCGACGGGCGACCCCGCGCTCTTCCCGCAGATCGATGATCGCGGTCTCCATCTGCTCGGGGACCAAAAACCCGCCGAGATTGTTGCTCGTGGTCTGAAGCGCTCGAGTCTCGATCCCATTGTCCGCACACCACTGGGCTGCCCGCTGATCCCCGCCGAGGATCGCCAGACACCATTGCCCGGCAGCGTATGCTTTGTCCTGCGCGTCCGGTCCCCGGAAAGACCGCAGCGCCCCGACACGCCGCAGCGTCCGGATCTCCGGCTTGGGAGCAGGGGCCACAATCCCAGGGGCAGGAGTGGGAGCACTTCGCCGCCCCTCGCTGGCCGCAAGCGCCGCCTTCTCGGCGATGAGCTTCGAGAACCGGGCTTCGTCCGTGCCAGCCTTGGACGCCTCCTCCAGCAACCCCTCATACTTGCGGGTCTCGTCGTCCGTGAGGGGCCGAGACTTCCCGCCCTCGCCACCGGTCGCCGCCGCCACCAACACGCTTTCCGCCTCAGCCAACTTGGCCGCACGCAATTCGCGGGCCTGATCGGCCGCCTTTTGCAGATCCATGTGATCGTCTTCTTTGAGCCGACGACCACCCATAAACACTTACGGGCGCAAACCGTCGGCAAGTGTAAAAAACACCTGCTGACGACTCACGCCCGCAACGGCAGTTGTGAATCAGTCTCTCGCGTCTAGCACCATGCCAACGGGCTGGGCTGCTGTTCGCGGCAGAATCAAACTAGACCAATCGTACAGATTGGCAGGCTCGTGTCAATACGTCTTCAGCTTTGCCAACTGGATTTTCTTCGAGGCCAGATCGAAAGGCATCCCCTGCGACGCTCGCGCCTTGGCAAGCGAACGCAACGCCATCTCAGTTGCCTGATAGGCGGGGTACGTCACAGCGGACACGTCGAACAGGTCAACGTTGTGCAATTCGCGGATCTGCCGCTCGCCTTCTTGTCGCCATATGTCGCTCTTGGTCGTGAACCCAAAACTCATCTGGTCCATGTCGCCACGCCTGATCTTGGGGACCAACGCCTGAACGTCGGGGTCGGTCATGTCCAGATCCGCCTCCATCCTCAGTCCCCTTTGATCCTCCGCGAGTCGCAAGGTGCCAGACTTGGTACGGGCCAGCGGGGTCCCCTCGTGGTTGACCAACAGCCGCACATCAGCACCACTCGCCAGCGTGCGGGTGAACGCCCCCGGCCGGATGATCTCGACGAACCCGCCGAGGTCTTGAGACAAGGAGTTGAAGACTGCCGCATAGCCCCGCAAAGTCACCTTGCCATCGGGCTCAGACCGCAACTCAATCTCCGCGCACGCTCTGTATTCTCGGTCGCTCATCGCACCACCTCCCGTGCAAATTCGGTCGCACGCCGGGCGTCCCATCGAGACACCACCGATTCGACGCTCTCCGCCAGCTTGTCGGCCGACACTTCGCACGCGGTCAACAAGGCCTGTCGGGATTGCTCGACGTGCCGGGCCACAATGTCGGCCGGGTCGAGAGACTGCCGCATGTGAATCCCCAAGGCTCGCACCGTCGGGCCGATTGCTTGCTCAAGTGTGGCAGCATGCTCCGCGTAGAACGCATCCAGCCACCCGATAAACTCGCTCGGCTTGTTGGCTGCACGGGTAGCCGCGTTCCTCTCTTTGCTCAGCAGCCGGGTGAGGTCGTTCTCCAGAATCGACCGCAGTGCGTCGCCGAGGTCTGGAGAATCATCCTCCTCCGCCTGTGCCACGCTCGTCTGTCCGACGCTTGGGGTCGGGGTCGCCTGCATGGCCGTTGTCAGTGGGACCATGTTGCCATTGATCAAATAGGCGTCACCGTCTTCGGTCGGAATCGGATTCATGCCTTCGCGGTCCCTGATCTCGTTTGCGCTCATCCATCCGTTCTGCCGTGCCACTGCGTACGCATCGTACCTGCTCTTTAAGTCTGCCAACGATAGATCATCGAGGTCAAGCTCAGTGAAGTAGGTCGGTTTCTCGCTCGCGGAGAACAGCTTCCTATGCGCCTCCTGCTGCATTGCCACGGCAAGGGGACGGATCGTGTATGTCTTGTATTCGATGCTTTGGTGTTCAATGTTTCCAAACGTCGCCCGGCTCAGATCCCGCAGAAGGTGGGGGGGGATGTTGAACCACCTCGCGACTTCGGCGATTTGGAATTGCCGCTGTTCCAAAAGCTGCGCGTCTACCGCACTCATCTGCATGGCCTGAAATTCCATGCCCTCCTGAAGAACGGCGATCCGCCCCGCCTTGTCCGCCCCCCGATGCATCGCGTCCCACTCGTCGCGGATGTTCCGCCGCGCGTCGGTCGTCAACTTGCCCGGATGCTTGAGAATGCCACCGGGCCGGGCTCCGTTCGCGAAACTGCTGCCGCTGTACTGTTCCATGCCGAGGGTAAGGCCGAAGCTGTCGCGGGCTCGCTGGACCAATCCCTTGCCGACAATGCCATCAGCCGCCATCAGGGGGACATGGTACACATCGATCGGATCGAGGCGGACAGGATTCAACCCGTGCTCGTCGGTCACCTCGTAGTAGATGCGTTTCGTGGTGTCCCGTTTCATCGCCACGCGGGCCGGGTGAATCCACCAGAGAGAGACAGGCCGCCCGCCCCGGTTGCGCTCGACCTCCGCCACCATGTTCCCGTGGAGATAGAAGCTGGTCATCATGGCAATCCGCCACGAGAACGCCGTCATCTCACTGTTAGGCTCTTGGTCCAACAGCAGCCGCAACGGATGGTCGTACCGCTCGATATTCGACTCGTCCTGCCGCTCGTAGACTTCCCATTCAAGCTGGGCGATGGTCTCGGCAATCACGCGCACCGCAGCATAGACCGCCGAAACGGTCATTGCCGAAGTCTCGGTGATCGCCACGCCGCTCGAACTCCGAGGCATCAAGGCGTCTGCCACTTGCTGCGACATGCCACGGGACTCAGGCGCGATCCAATTCGCCAGACCCCGCCGAATCCCTGCAATGATGCTCACAGTGACAGACTCCCTTTCGTGTCGTACACACTGCCCACCTCGTCCGCCACCATCGCGGTTCCCATCGCCATGATGGTTGCCACGATGCCGTCAATCTTGTCCGCAGATCGGGACTTGCTGGGCCGAATATTATCACTCTTGTCCCGCTCCGCCGCTACGTTTCCGGCCATCCACCGCAACACAGGGTCGCCGTCGTGGTGTAGTGTCTGGTTGGCAATCCTCCGCTCGAACTCCTTCGAGGGGGCCGCGAATGATCCGATTGTCTGGCGGAATTCCTTCAGCCGCTCGGCCGGGAACCCCGCTGCCGCCAACTGCTGGGCCATCGCTCGGGCCGGTCCCCAGGGGTCATAGGCCAAACATTGCAGGTCAAACCGCTCGGCCACCTCGCACAGTTCCGCACAGATCACACCGTAGTCTGCGACGTTCCCGTCGGTCTGCGTGATCAGCCCTTGGGATGCCCACCGCTTCGCCTGTGCGCGGTCCTGCTTGCCCCGGATGTCAGCCACTTCTTCGGGCATCCAGTAGCGACACTTGACGTAGTAATCACCATCGCGCTTGAAGACCATCGACAATGCATTGATGTCGCGCGTTGATGCAAGGTCCAACCCACACCAGACCGGTTCACCCGAGAACTCGGACAGATCGAAGTCTTGTCGGCACTGGTCCCAGTGGTGCATCTGAATCCAGCGGACTGCCTGCTCAGTCCACTGGTTGAGGTGCAAATTCCGAAATGTGTTCTCGGCCCCGGGATTGTGGCGCGCCTCGTTGCATCGCTCATGCAGGTAATCCGGAAACAGGCTCACGCCGAAATTTGGGTTGGCCTTCTTCCAGACTTCTTCGGATGTCCAGTCTTCATTGTCCGCCGCCCCAAAGATCGCCGGGTAAAAGAAAGGGTCCGCCTCCGGGTTGTCCAAAGCCGCCCTGGCTCGCTGGTGCATCTCCCAACAGATTGACGACCGGTCATGTCCTGCCGTTGTGATTGCGATCACCAGAGGCTGACGACGTGCCCCGACCGAGGTAGTCAGCACGTCCCACAACTCCCGGGATTTCTGGACGTGCAACTCGTCGAAGATGATCCCACTCGCGGACAACCCGTGTTTCGTGAATGCCTCTGCGCTGAGGGCCTCGTACCAACCGCCGGTCTTCTGGGCCAACACTCGGTTATGCAGAAGGCGCACTTCCGACATGATCCGCTCATTCGCCTTTGCCATCGCCCGGGCCGCATCGAACACAATACGGGCTTGCCCACGATCACCGGCCGCCGAATATACTTGGGGACGCTGCTCCCCATCGCACAGCAAAAGATAGATCGACAAGGCCGCCGCCAACGTGCTTTTGCCGTTCTTTCGCGGGACCTCCAAATAGACCGTTCGGTATCGCCGCGTACCATCCGCCCGCTTCCAGCCGAAGATATCGCGGACAATCTTGGCTTGCCACGGCTGCAACACGAACGGAATCCCGCTCGCCTGTCCTTCCACAAGACGAATCTGAGTTTGGAAAAACCTCACCGCCCGGTCGCCAGCCTCCGGGTCGAACCAGAATTCCATCATCCGGCCCCCGTAAAGAACTCGTCGGCGGTGTCTTCCTGTTTCTTCCCGGTGATGCCAGCCAGCTTGATCCGATCAATCGGAGACAGACCCAGACGGGCCGAACAAGCTAGCCACTGCTGGTTATAAGCCACGACCGCCGCCCGGGCGTCCTTGTCGGTCGGCTCAAGCTGTGCCGCCGCTATTGCGTTTTGCAGAAGGCTCCACAGTCGACAGCACAAATCGACCACATGCTGATCTGCTGACGTAAGGTAACCCAACTGCAACAGGGTCTGTTCAATCAAGTCCCATTGCGTGAGGCCCAGCGTATCCAGCTTGTCCGGGCAAACAACAGTCCCCTCCGGCTTGGCCGCATCGTTGCGGGCCTTGTGCCGGTCGGCTCGATAAGCCCCCGTCAGCTTGAGGACTTCCACGGGTTTCGGCGGACGTGCCATCAGAACAGATTCAACCTCCGGTCAGCTTTCTTGGCGTTGCAGGTCCTGCACAACGCCTGAAGATTCACGGACTCATGGGAACCGCCACGCGAACGAGGAATCACGTGATCGATGTTTGCCTTGTCGGGATGCTTGTCGTTGACGTCATGCCGTAGCGTCTTTCGGCAGGACTGGCACTTGTTTCCATCCCGGAACAACACAAACGCCCGGACTGCCGGGGCCACTCGCCGACTATCCCCTTTGACTGTCGGCTGTTGCTTGCCCCTCGTAAAGAAGCATTCTCGACTGCAATAGCGGTTGTAGCCGTGTCGGTCGTGTCGCTTCTTGAACATCGTGCCACAGCCTACACATGGAAGCAGCCTTGTCGCCTCCGCGCTCTGCCTTTCGATCTCGCGACACGCCGCCCCGCACACTGCGGTACTGTGATGGACTGGAACGAACTGGGCACCACACACCCGACACGCTTTAGGCTTGGCGTACTTCTGATGGTAGACCTTATTGCGGCATTTGAGCGTGCAATACTTCCGCAGATTGCCACGCTTGGCACCAGTCGACGAGACAGACGGGTCAAACGCCTGCCCACAGCCTAGGCAAACGTTTATGGGTTCTGCCATATTTTTTGCGCGAG